TCCATTTAACTTCAGCGTTAGCCCAACCACTCATTGAGTTGCTAAAGTCTTTTCTGTACTTATAGCCAATCTTATTAGCCCACTCAAATTTTGCCCCTGCTCGTGCTATCTGTCTCCAAAAAATCCAATCCGTATATGGGGAGTCGTGAAATGGGTGGTCTAAAGCGAGTTTTCTTTTGAATGGAGAACCAAAACAAAAATAGCAATTAGGGTCAGTAGAAATTGAATGGTTGCTCATTTGTGGTGGTAAATATTTTTCGTGACCATTGATATTTATTCCCATAAGCCAAACATCAGCATCAATCTCATTTAATCCGTCTAAGCATTGTGAATCAATAACGTCATCAATGTCCATCAACAGCATCCACTCTGTATCTGTGTAATTACAAATAAAGTTTGCGTAATATGGATTAGGAACTTTCCAATCAGGTTCAATCTCTTTAACAATGACTTCAACACCTTTAATATCTCTTGGCCTATCGGAACAAACAATTATCCTTTTAGGTTTAGTGTTGAGATTTTTTATGCCATCTAGCCATTGAGGTAAAAACTGATCGTAGTTTTCGCCATAAATCCAAGCCATTATTGTCACATCTACCATCTGATAGGCATTCCTAAAGTTGATGGGTGTCCAACGTGATAAATCCAAGTTATCTCTGGAATGTTTGTTATGTGTTTATTTGCCTTTGAAAGTTTCTTTATGAGATTAAAATCGTTTCCAATACGATTTCCTTGACTGTCCACTTCAAAACTTAGAACATCAAAATCTCCACTAAACCCGCCGACTTCTAAAATAGTTTTACGTTTAGCAATCCAAGTTACAGGGACTTGATGAGGGTTGTTATTGTCCCAAGCAAGACCTCTAAATCTCTCTAAATGACCAGCATCAGAAAGATTGGAATATCTAAAATGTGGGAACACTAAATCGGCTTTAGTCTCAACAATTTTTTTATACAACAATTCAATGTGGTTAGGCAAGAACTCATCATCATCATCAAGAATTGCAACATATTTTGTTTTTGCTTCTTTAATAATTTGATCTAAAACAAGAGGCTGACCTAACTTTTCTACATCTAACTTAATCAAATGTTTTTTAACTTTTAATGTTTGATTTTCAACACTTCTAACAGCACGTTTCAATAACTCAATTCTTGTTGGAATTGTTGCTGTGCAAACAGTCACATCAGCAATTTCAATCCCACCCATATTTTCTCCGTCTCCTTATAGACCATCTGCCCTCTGTGAAATCTTGAGTTTTAATTTTGTAATTCATATATTCTGAGTTGGCTGAGAAAGATAAATCGTTTTGACTTTGAAATCCTGCCTTTAACGTTGATGAATTATCGTGAGCGATAGGAATAAAAGAATTTACAACTTCAACATTGTGGAATTCGCAACGTCTTTCAAAATCGTTATCTTCAAAATATGCTGGAACAAAAGATTCATCAAATAAACCAACTTTGTCTATAACTTCCCATCCCACACTAAAAGCACACCAACTTGGTGCACCATTAGAAAGAACCAGTTTGTTTTTGCTTGAAATTTCTTGAAACATCTTGAGAGAGTCCCCACCCCACTCAACATCAAAATTAGAAACCAACCAGTAATCCGATTGAGGTAAAGATTTGATTCCAAGATTCCAAGAACCAGGAACACCTAGATTGCTCGGTAGTTTGATGTGCCAAATTTTTGACACCCATTGATTCCAAAAAGGTTGCCAGTCGTGACCTTTTGCTCCGTTGTCTATGACGACTAAATCTTTGATTGGGTAGTTTATGGACTTGATCATTCTGTCCAATAAGTCGTAACGTGTTAAAACAGGAACAATCATTGCTGGTATCAAGTTATGTCTCCCCAATCACTAAAGGCTCAGATTTTGCCCTTTTAAGCCTTTTTAGGCCTATCAGAAGCGGCTCTTGCAAATATGCTGTCCAAAGTTGGTTTCCATTGAGTATCGAAAACAAAATCGGCTTCATACTGTTTAGCAAACTCAATTGCTTTCTCGCTAGTCCCACGCCCTCTCTTATACGCCTGTGTGAGTGCGTCAACAATTTCAGGAACAGATGGTAAATGAAACCACGCTTTCTGAGGAGCATCCCAAAGAGGTTGCCCACCAATCTTCCAACCATCACCACAAAGTTCAGCGGAAGCAGCAAAGTCAGAAACAATCACAGGAACACCACAGGCTTGCGCTTCAATCGTTGGAATACCAAAGCCCTCACCATAACTGGTCGCAAGCAAAACATCCATACCAGAATAAATACTGGCCATCACATCTTGACTGATTCCAGAACGCAACAAATACGGATCAGGAAAAATAACTTTTTGCGGATCAATACCACAAGACAAAATCAAATCATTTAATTTAATTCCACCAAGTGAACCAGAAGCCTCAGTATGCAAATACAAAACAGCGTCATCATATTTTTGAGCGAACATTGAAAACGCTAAAAGATTTTCACCAAACGCTTTACGAACAGGTGACACACCTTTGTTAGCGGCATTCATACCAACAACAAATTTATCTTCACCAATTTTCATAAACTCTCTACCAGACATTTCATCACCATCAAGAGTTTTGAAATTCTTTGTAGGTTTGAAAATAGATTCAATTGCGTGTGGTACATACCAAGATTCAATTCCAACATTTTCTAACATTGCTTTACCAAACTGGCTCATAGCAATCGGGTAAACATAAGGTTGTCTACACCAAGCCGAAACTTCTGGTGGTGCTGGAACGTGATCAATAGGTGTCCAAGAAGCAACAGGGAATTCTTTCCACTTATCGCCTTTGAAAACCCAAACATCAAACAAGGTCATCAATAAATGTTCAGCATCTTTATCTCTACTAGACCAATCGTGCATATGCGCTGGAACAACATCATTAGACCAAGTTTCGTTACCACGAGGATAAACAGGAATACTGCCAGCGGGAGAATTCCAAACAGTTGCAGATGCTTCTAAACCATAATTTGCTGCAACAGCAACATCATTGCCGTCTGCTTTAAGTCTTGTAATTGCTTGAGCGGTCTGTTGACCATAACCAGTTGTGGCCCAAGGTGCATTTGATACCCAAAGAATTTTTCTTGGATGTTGTACAACATTTTGTACGTTTTGTTTTTTATTTTGTTTTTCTAATAATCTTCGTTGTTCACGATTCACACAGGACTCCATATAGACGCAGGTTGTCTCCCACCTTATTACAGATGGGAGACGAGTATGTCTAGGACACGGCCTGCGCTCCGTATCCTAGAACTTTTCTCAAATCAGACTCGGTTTAGGAGTTTGATGATTTGAAGAATTTAACGTGACTGGTCTGGATAAGTGCACCATCCACGCGGAATGTTGAACGGAATGTAATTAAATCATTGCTGAATGCAAAATCATCAGAACGATCTAATTTAAGTCCGCCAACTTGACGTACGTAGTAACTTGGAAGATTTCCGAAAATTACAGGTTTGGCTGCTGATGCTGCTGAAGCCATTGCTGGGTTTTCGAATATTGGATAACCAAGTAGCAAGTCACGTGCGTCTGCTGAAAGTGATGGTGTGAACAAGTATTGTCCAGCGCCGTCTTTCAATTTACGTACGTTTGCAATAGATGCAGAGTTCATTTGGAAACCTGTTCCTGGAAGTCTACGACCTACTGTTTCAATGCTGTAAACAAGATCAATCAAGTTATCAGCAGTTGGGTTTAGGGAAGTTCCTGTTACAGCAGAACCTGCTTGTGTAACAATTCCGTTAGGTTGAACTGTTCCTGTACCCACAGTCAAAGCGTTATTCACGGCGTAACCCATTGCGTTACCTGTTTGGGTAGCAAGGAAGCCAAGAATATCTACACCAGCATCTTCAACAAGTTCGCGTGAAACTTGGGTCAAGAATGAGTACTTGTATGCACCAAGAGTTACGAAGTTATTGAATGTTGGATCAGATTCGCCGATTGCGTTGCCTTCTGAAGTTACTGTTCCAGTTGAATATGCAGAAAGTGAAGGAATTTGTAAATT